CGCAAGGTGTACGCTGACTTCTATATTGATGACAAGGTGATAGGCGGTTTCCCTGGGTGGTATGCTCTTGACAGCTTGCTCTTTCAAGAAAGTAAATAATAATTTAAAATAATTGACGATGAAGTTAAAGGATAAGACTTTGAATTTGTGCGATTACTGTACCAACAGTGCGCCCGAATGCTTGACTCCTGATATTGAGTTCGGTGTAGGTGTTGGATTGGACAACGTTATCAGCTGTGAGAATTTCGATCAATATCTGGGCGGCGAGGAGCCTGAGTTTGAAGCGCCTTTAAACTGCGATTAAATGGACATTGAAAGCCTATTCGATTTACCGGCGGACGTACAGGTCATGGTGCTGCTCTCAGCACTGGAGACCATGTCGGTGGAATCTTATCGGATCAGGCAAATCTTCAACGACACCGGCTCCCAGGTTGCCAGTCGTTTCCTTGAAGAACACGAACATTCTTCAGCCAGGATTAAGGATCGGATTATGACATTGTTTTCTCAAAAATGAATGACCCATGCCCGAACAACTAGATATGTTTCCAGATACAAACATTAAAACCGGCAAAGACTATGTTCGGCTGCCGGATGGTCGGTTTTGCAACCGGTTCCAGCGCGAATTGGCAGTCAAGGATAGAGCAATCGCACGACTATCGAGACGAAACGAGATACTGGAGCGCCAGTCGGCTGCGCTGATCGCGGCCAATACCGTCCTTCAAAAGTACGCTGGAGTAAATGCCGGCTCACACTAATAAAACAGAACAAAAAAGATGAATACAAAATTTAATACGGTCGATGATGTCTTGAATGATCCAAAATTCGGATTAAACATTAGTGATCATATCAGGAGAATCGAACAGAATCGCACCGATATGTTACATAAGGCGCATCAGGCTGAGATTGACACCCGCATCCGTCGACATCCATTTGATTGCCTAAAGGATAGCGGCAAACTCCATCCTAACGACCTGGCAGATGAATTTCGGTTGATCCTGCAAAAGAAATCAAAACTTTCCTCCACTATCAGAGCTTTCGTGTACAACATTGTCACGCTTGAGATGCGCAACACCATTGAGTTCTACAAACCGGCTGAAGAAAGCCAGAAAAAAGAAGTCGAACGTAACATGAAACCGTTACACCGTTGTTGGGCACGGTTGTCCGACACCCGTAAACGTAAGCTTCGCGCTAAAGCTGATAAGTTGAATATTCCTCAGATGCTTGTACCAGAAGAATATGAGGCTGGAAACTTAATAATATCAGATAGGTGGTAACATCAAGCCCTGGCCAGGCTTTGTAAAGGCTTTTTATTATGAAAACAAACTTAGGAAAAATGGTTGTATATCATACGACCGAAGCTGACAGAGAATTATTGTCGCAACATGGTAACGTAAATGATCACTTGCCCGCCGTTGTTGTCGCCCAATGGTCAGAAACTTGCTGTAATCTTAAAATCATCACGGATGGAGCGGGAAGTGACCTATGGCATACATCGGTTGTACAAGGTCCTAATCCTGGAGAGTTCGACAATATCGAATAAAAAAAAGGCCGTCTTGTCCGAAAACAATCAAGCCCTTATTTGCTGGTGGTTCTGCAAATATAGCAAGTTTTCGGTAACATGGCATACAACAAGAAGAATCTGTTAAGAAAAATCGTAGAAATCCAGACCATCGTCCTTGCCGCCAAAAAGCGGGGAGCAGCGCAGGTCTGGATTTATAGAAATCTTGTCTCCGCCCAATACCATATTTCCGAATCAACTTATAACAATTACCTATCCATAAATGCCAAGCGTGAACTGGAGCTCATTGATAAACTCGAGGAGGAAAAGAAGAAACAACTTGAACTATTCTGATATGCAAAAAATATCTTTCTCCGTCTCCAACAGCAGAAAAGCCCCAAAATCGGGGCTTTTCTCATTTATCGGCGGTGTTGTCCTCATAACCTGCCTTCAATACGATCTTGTATTGGAAATAGCCGTTGACGCTGTTTTCCTTGCCCTGTTCGGTTCGACAGAGTGAATCGAAGTTGTCAGTGCTGTACCCTTGAAGGGCGGCGTAAACGTCGGCTATGGTGTCGTACAGGGCCAGCGACTTGGCCCGTACTTCCTCCGTCGCTTCGCCGTTCGACCGGTTGGTCTTCGGATCAAACGCCAGGCGTACGGTAATAACGGCGTCGCACTCCTGAATGGTGTCGGTTATGTTTCGCTTGGGGCGAACGGCGATGCCTATGAGCGCGCAGGGGAACAGTACTGCAGGCCGGTCGGTTTTCACATCCAGTTGTCCCGTGTCCAGGTCTATCCACTTAAGTTCCGGTACCTGGTCTTTAAGCCGCGCCATGACGGCCATGTAGATTGTCTTCATTTGGTGAGTATTTGTTTGATTTGGGTGGTGATCTTGTCTTCAATGTTTTGCTTCAATATGACGGACTTGCCCATGGATGGACGTGCCGGCAAGGTGAACGGATATTTCCCGAACGCCTTTCCATCCGAGATCCCGAACTGGTGGACCGAGGCGTATGGAGCCGCGTTGGTTATCCTGGCGCCTTCGGCCGTCCGGTCGTAAGATATGGAGCTTTGCAGTTCCTGGGTCTCACCGGTCAGTATCTTGGCCGCCGTCCTGGCCTCAGAGAATTTTCCGGTCTGTCCTGAGCGGCCATACCACGGCGATTCCGGATCGCGTCTTTTCACGTCCCTCCACTTTTCCAGGGAGTTGTCGGTGAATCCCTCATTTTTGAATGACTCCTTGAAGTGGTTGACCGCCTCCACACCCATGATGTCCTTGATATCTTCACCCTGTACGAATTGGGTGACTTCCTCCATCTTTTTGGCGAAAGCTTCTGAAAAATCGGCGATATCCATAAAAATGTCCTTTAAATGTTGATAATACGCTGTTTAAAGCATTATATTTGTAGCCTAATGGAGAGATATTCCCTTTTAAGGGAGTTCACTCCCCCAGCGAGGGAAGATGCGGCAACGTATTTTCCCTCGCTTATTTATTGCCAAACCGTGTACGTAGCTTCGCCGCATCAAGGGTGATGGGTCCCATACCTTTCCTGATCAGCACGATGGACTTAATGATCGTTCCGCGATTTGCCTGGAGGGCTGCTTTCAGGCCTTCGTACAGTTCCGTTGACGTGTAGGCGCCCTCCAGCCTGATGACCACCTCCTCGGCATGCTGTCTGGATGCCGATTTGACACTGTTCTGTATGGCATGCGACCCGCTCTTGGTGATCGGGTGCTTGGCGTCCGAGAACATGCCGGTCTTGTGGTTGAAGGCGTCCGGATTCTTTACTCCGGAGGTTTCCGGCAGCAAGGAGTATTTCCCACCAAGATCGGCAAGCTGCTTGTAGGTTTCGACGTTCTTTTTGAACTCGTTCTTGTTTTGCTTGACGATCTCCAGGCTCCCGCCCTTCTTGCCTTTGTAAACCTCAGTCTTCAGCTGTGTTTTTTCTGCCGCCCTCAGCATCGTCATAGCCGATGCGACGACATCCTTCCTGACAGCTTCCTCCGTATGCTGATAGTAGGGTGTCTGCTTGATGTTCACGAACTCGGCTGTCTTCTCGGCATTGTTTCTGAAGGCGGGATTGGCGTCACCTTCGGGCACCTCGGTCGGCTTCTTGTCCGTCTGTCGGACGCCGCAGCTGCAATTCCAGTCGGAGGGCGGCATGTGCTCGTTCCACCACTCATGATCGATCGGTAGGATGGTTCCCACCCATGTCAGGTGCAGGGCGCGCTGATGGACAGATACGCTCTCGATGTATTCCAGATTCGGGTACAGATGGGCCGACTGCTTGAACTTTTTCAGGTTGGCAGCCATGCGCGCAGCCTTCACAGCCGTGTTGTATTCGGTCTGCAACCATTCGATGTTGTACTTGGCCGACAGTTCCAGGGCCATCTTCTTGAATTTGTAGAAAGGTCGTAGCTTGCCATTCTCGTCAATCATCATGGCGGCCATCTCCTTAGTCTGCTGATGGTTCTTGAAAGCAGCAAATACGGCCGTATTGGTCTTGAACTGCTTGACAAAGTCGGAATGATCCTCCTTGATCGGAGCCAGCGACGTATTCACCGCATGTTGCAGGGGAACGTTCGTTGCCTGGAACAGCTTGGCGTTGATCAGCTCATCGGCCTTTCCCCCATAAATATCCCTGATGGCCTGGTTGACCAGCTGGTCGATGTTGATCGTGTAGTCATCCGCAAGTGTGATCGTGGTACTGCTGGTCGATCTCCCGCTCCAGTTCTGATATGCCCCGCTCCTTAGCGTCGGGGCGTAGCCGAAAAAACGTTCAAGCAGTTTGACGAAAAATCCGTGGTCATCGTTCTTGATCTCATCCTTGGTTTTATCCACCGCAACCGTTTTGTCCTTTCCGGCTTCCTTGGTTGTCGGGGGCTTTGCGTCAGTTCCTCCGCTCGGATCGGGATCTTTTTTTTCGGACTTGGGTATGCCGGTGATCTCGTAGAAGTAATCGTCGCTCACCGCTATGCCTTGCTTCTTTAGGCTTAGGGCCATGTCGACGCGCTCCTTGGTCGAGATGCGCTCTCCTCCGTCCGGAAAGGTGAAAAATCCACCGGCCACGTTATAACCGCGCTTGATCAGCAGCGGAACAATTTTGCGGTTAAGGATGCGTTGGATAAAGCGGCGGTCCGACTTGGTTATGTCCTTCTGTCCGTTCTCATGCACCTCGGCCTGCGATTTGCTTGATCCGTCGACGGTTGTCATGACGTTTCCCAGGACAGCGATAAGTATTTCCTCGTTGCAAGCCTTGCGAAAGGTGGCATACAGGTCGCTGCTACCGGAGGACTTGTTCTCGTGAACTTCGATCTCCGACTCTTTGGGCACGGCCGCTACCCTGTTCCCTCCGAGTGTCGACAGGGCTTCAAAGAGTTGGTCGCGAGTGTTGGTGTCGTACGAACTGTACTTGCCGGTCACGAACGGCATGCCGAACAGCTCGGCGAATTGCGCCCAGTCTCCGAAATTGCCGCGCTTGTAGATCACGTACGGTGCCGCTTTGAATACATATCCCAGGTCATCATCCTTTCCGGCCTCGATGATGAAGTCGTCCAATGTGTAGTCGTAACCTGTCAGGTCCGATTCCTTGGCCACGATATATTTCCTTCGTTCCGCCAGCGGCTTGTCCACGTTGGTGATCTTGATGTGCTTTCTCGGATAGGAGAACACGGAGAATTCAGGCAGGAATGCCATTTCTATGACACTTTTGCCGAAAGCCTTGCTCAGGGCGATTTCCCGTATCAACTCCTCAAATTCGGGGGTGTCGATCAGATCGTCGATTTCCTCGACGTTCTTTCCGTCCATCTGGAAGGTGATCTCCGCATTGGTGATGGCGTTCACGCGCTTTTCAATGGCATCCGACAGGTATGGGTCTGCCAGTATGTTTTCGCACAGGTCGTAGTATTTCGTGCGGTTGCCGGTTTTAAATCCGTTGACGGCCTTTTTCCAAACGTCGATGTCGGTTGTCTCAATCTTGGCCGGACGTAGGACAAGGGTTTGTATGATTGCGCTCGCGGCCGGACTTTCCAGCTTGGGAGCCTGGGGTGCATCTTTCTTTTTCATATATGTTGGTTTCTTCTTGGGTTGCTGGAAAAGCGAAACTGCGTATTGTTCTCGACCGCACCCGTAGCATCTATCCTCACTGGAAAGTCCGGAACGATGCTGCCTTTCTGTACTCCTTTAAGCCATGCGATGGCCGAGTTGTAACGTCTCTCCTTGGCCTCGTAGTCGACCGACGGGTTGGCAATGTTGATGTAGTGCCAAACGGCGATGTCCTTGACCCAAATGAGCAGCAAGGCGTCACGTGACTCTTCGGATGCGTTAAAGATGGCATCCGTGTCAAACGCATGCAGGTAGCCTTTGGCTTCTGCCTGCCCGCCCGATATGGCGGCGGTAAGCAACCTGTCATCGTCGCCGCTGATGGCCGTGATCGTTTCCGGATACAGGTGAGTGAATATTTCTTCAGATGTTAGGAACATGGTTAAATGCGTTTAGAATTGTTTTGTTTGCTAAAGGTCTTGATGCTGTCCTGGGCAAGGCTCGACAGCTTTTCGTTGAAGATGAAGTACGCGCCCTCAATGCAGTCGGCGCCGTCGGCCGGCGCGCTCAGTTGCGGGGTGATCAGCTTGAACTGGTCTTCCAGCCGTTGCATGTGCGGGTTGTCCTTTTCCGCGATGTTGAAGATCATCCTGCCCTCACGGTTGAGCGGTTCCAGGTTGCCTTCGATGCGTGCATACTTGTCAGGCTTTGGGCGCGGGTCGGGCGAGATGTTGACGTTCTTCTTGAACTTGTCCCTCGCGGTGGCGAAAAGAGGCTTGAAGACCTGTTGATAGAACGGGTCCTGTAGCTTGTTGTTCTCAATGAAGCTGTACACCTGGTTCTTTCCCTTGACATAGCTGTCTATGAAGTAGAACCAGTCGACAAAATCCGAGTTGGTGACCCTGTCCAGGTATCCGGTAATGACATACAGCTTGAAATCAAGGATTCCGACAAGGAAGTTCGACTTGAACGAATTGGCCTTGGTCTTGGTGTTGTTGGACGGTGCGGGGTCGGAATAGTTGACCAGGAACGGGAACTTTTCGAGTGGCGGTACCGCTCCCCATGTTATTTCCTTGAAGATGTCACCTTCGGAGATGGGGTTGTTGAAAAATTCCTTCTGTCCGGATGCGGTGCTGATCAAGGAAAGGAACCGGTCGATGTCCTGCTCGCTGTTCTTGGCCCAGGATGACATGCCGTTCTTATCCCTGATGTTGATGATATCCGGAAAATCGGCTTTCTTGATGGCTCTGGATATGCAACAATCCTTTGCGATGATGTTCCCGCAAAATAGGATACGATAATCACCCGACACCGAGAGGGTCGGTATGACGGCCTGCTCAATCCATTCCCATTTGATCTTGATGCGGTCCGGATTGCGGGTCTCCTCATCCGTGTCGATGTCGTCGAACCAAAGAAAGTCCGTACGCCAGGCCTCGTTCCTCGTACCGCGCGGACTTTGCCCGGCACCGATGGCCCTCCAGGAGGCTCCGCCCTTGGTCGTGAACTCACCATCCTCCCAACTGCCTGGCTTCTGCTGTGTGCCATAATCATTGATGATGCGTTGATTTCCTTCCAGGTTGGCTCTTACAGGCAACAAAAGCCGTTTGGCATTGGATTCGGAGTTGGATATGAGCAGCGTGTTTCTGACCTCACCCGTAAGGGCAAGCTTCATGTTTTCGAACATGGTCCTGGTTGTCTTGGCCAGCTCGCGTGACCAGGCGCGGACCTCATACCAGCGCTTATTTTTCATGATCCTCTTGGTCGCCTTCTTGTGGAACAGCGCCGGATCGGATTTGTAGTAAAGGGGAAAGTAGTATTTGAACCACGCCTCGTCGTCAGCCTCAAGCCTGGCGATGCGCTTGAGTTTCTCGCCGTGGGACTCGTTGTCGTCAATTGGTGTGGACTCCCTGAGCGATTTTAGGTCCTCTTCCCACAATCTTATCGCATCCTTTTCCGATGCTGTCAATCGTTTTCTCATCGCAGCCTGTCCTTTATGAATGCATCAAACAACGGGGCCATTCCTTGTGCTTGTGCCAGGTCCGTCTTGCGTATCCAATCAAGGAAACTCCTGAAGGTGGAAATGATGTCGGCAAGGCCGATGTCGGTCTCCATCTTGTCGATGGCTCCGGCCAGTTTGGAGATGGTGTCGGCTTCGGCCGTGGTGGCGTACCTCGCTCCGGAGTCACGGCTCGTGATGGCCTTGTTCAGCTCGGAGAGTTGCCTGTAAAGGTTCTTCAGCTGCTCTTCCTTGGTGATCGTGATGGAGACTTTAAGTTCATCCCACAGTCCATCCTTCACCCATTTGCATACGGTCTGGGCCGATACGCCAACGCGCTCGGCAATCTCCTTTTGGGACAGGTTCTCGCGTGTGAACAGCAGCTTGGCCCAGTCCTTTTTTTGCTGTATGGTCAGTTCCTTTGCCATCTCTTTTTTTGGCGAAGCTATTTGTAATAAGGAGGTTGGACAATTAAGTTTCCAAGGGTTGCAATAAATGTTTTAACCCTTGTAAGGTTATTTGTGTGATCGTTTTTGCAGCGGTTATTTTGTGTCAAAACCAACAAAAATGGCTAAGACATTTGTCCTTCACGATGAGAGCGTAAACTCCTATGGCTTTTGGATGCTTACATCCGGAGTCGTACTTGATCAGTTCAAAAAGAACCCGATCATGCTGTTCAACCATAACCGCTCCTATAGGGATACAAAAGATACGATCCTTGCAATCGGTCATTGGGAAAACATACGGATTGAGGGTACGGAGATACTTGCCGAACCGGTTTTCGATGCGGATGAGTTTTCACAGACCATTGCCGCCAAGGTGGAGTCGGGAACTTACAGGATGGCCTCAGTCGGATTTAGACCGATCCTATCGTCCGATGATCCTCAATACATCAAGCCAGGACAGAGGTATGAAACCCATCTTCAATGGAAGATCAAGGAGGCCTCGATCGTCGACATCGGATCGAACGAAAATGCCCTGGCGTTGTATGACGATCATGACAACCTTGTTGAACTTTCCGAAGGACAGGACTGTCCAGGACTCAAACTGCTTACCTCTAACGAAAACAATACAGAAATGAAAGAATTAGCCAAAATTTTGAAACTCGCCGATGGAGCGAACGAACAGGCCTTTATCGACGCGGTGAACCCTGTTATGAGTGAAAATGTGACGCTGCGCGAAGACCTCGAGAAGGAGCGCGATGCAAAAAAGCTTCTCCAGGACAAGGTTGATGCCATTGAACTGGCCGACCGGGCCGCCAAAACGGAAAAAGCGACCGCCCTGATCGACGCCGCACTCAAGGATGGCCGTCTGAACGAAACGCCTGAGGCAACCGTGAAAGCCTTTTGGGTTTCATCTTTCGAGACCAATTACGAGATGGCTGAAAAAGCTCTCGGCGCATTGCCTACCAAGGCAAAGGTGAATCAACCCGTCGTTGACGACACCGCCCTTACTCCCTGGCAGAAACGCCAAAAGGAGATTGAAGACAAGAACAAGAAAAAATAACCCCAAAAATATCAATTGACCATGGCAGTGAATATCAACTCCGCTTATGCAGGCGAGGTACTTGAGCAATTGCTCGTACGCGCCACAACTGGCAACGAAATCGTAGCCGGTGGCCACATCCACGTACAACCGAATGTGACCAAGAAATTTTCCATTCCGCGCCTCAAAGCCGGAAAGATGTTGCAAAAACGCAAGGAACAGCCCGTAGAGTCTGATTCAAAAGGCAATTTCGACATCGATGAGAAGTACCTGGAACCGAAAGACGTGATGGCTTTCACGTCCTTCAACCCGCGCGCCTTCGAATCCATCTGGCGTCCTTTCCAGCCCACCGGCAACCTGGTGTTCGCTGAACTGCCGTCCAACATCCAGAGCCAGCTGCTGGCTGAACTGGCCAAGGTGGTCGACTTCGAACTTGGTGACCATTTCATCAACGGCGTGTACGGAGATGGGGAAGGCTTTTATTTCAACGGCATCCTGACACGCATCGTGGCTGACGCTGATGTAGTCGTCATCGCTACCCCCGAAGCCCTGATCCAGAGCAACGTGATCGCCAAGATGAAGCTGATCCGCAAGGCAATCCCAAAAGCCATCAAGAAAAACCCGAACCTGAAATTCTTCATGTCCGTGGAAGATGCCGAAGGCTACGAGTACGAGCTGACCGACAAGCCGCAGAAGGGTGCCGACTATACCAACATGAACCCTGAACGTTTCAAGGGCATCCAGATCGTGCCTTTGGCCGACTGGCCCAAGGACGTCATCGTGGCCGCCGTGACCAATTCCGGCATCGACTCCAACTTCTGGGCTGGCGTATCCCTGGCTGATGATGCCGAGGCCATCCAGATTGACAAGCTGACCAACGCCGGCGAGAAATACTTCTTCAAGATGCTGATGAAAGCGGACACGAACATCGTGTTCGGTGAGGACATCGTCCTGTACGACGGTCGTGCCGCATCCGTGGCAGCCGGTTCCACCGACCTTGCTGACCTGGCCTTCGGTGCCGGTGACCTGGTTCCTGAATTCGACACCGAAACGAAAGCCTACACCATGGCCGTGGCCAATGCTGTGGACACCACTACGGTGACTGCAACCCGCGCCCAGGCCGGACAGGTCATCAAGCTCGGCTCTTCGACCCTTACCACCGGTGTGGCCTCCGCTGCCAAGAACCTTGCCGTAGGCGAGAACATTCTCAGCATCAAGGTGACGAGCGCCGATGGTCTGGCAACCGAAAGCTACGATGTGCTGATCACCCGCGCAGCCGAGTAACCATCCCTCAAGCGAATCATACCTATTCCATCTCCATCATCTGTGTCGAGGGCGCCTGAAAGCGTAAGCCGTAGGGCGCCCTTGTTGCAGGAAACAACCACCTCATCATGGCTAAGCTCCAGTATTTTGTTATCCACTGCACGGCAACCCCTGAAGGGCGAGCAGTCAGCAGTGCCGACATACGGCGCTGGCATACCGCCCCTTCCCCCGTGGGTCATGGTTGGAAGCAGGTAGGCTATACGGACATGATCCATCTGGACGGTCGCATCGAGCGTCTGGTGCGCAACAATGATGATGAGAATGTTGATCCGTGGGAGATCACCAATGGAGTGGAGGGAAAGAACCTTGTTTGCCGGCACATAGTTTATGTGGGCGGGATGGACAAATCCGGAAAGACAGCCCAAGATACTCGTACGAGCGCCCAGCTGGCGGCCATGGAGAAATTTGTAAAGGAGTTCCACAAGAGGTTCCCCCGTGTTAAAATCGTAGGTCATAACGCATTCGCCTCAAAGGCCTGTCCGTCCTTCGATGTTGCCGAGTGGCTTCGCTTAATCGGTCTATAATGGAAACCTCCTACATCGCCCAGGCAATTCCCTTGTGGTTCCAGGTGCTCAGCCTCATTCTCAATCTGCTGTTTGGCGGTGGCCTTATCCTTACGCTCATCACACTGAGGTCCTTCAAGCTCAAGTCCCAAGGCGAGGCCAATCAAGCCACGGCTCAAGCCGAGGTGGTCCGCCAGCAGGCCGACAGCGCCGAAATCGACAATGTGGACAAGATGGTCAAGATGTGGCGCGAGCAGGCCGAAACGTTCGAAAACAAATGGAAGACCAATGAGGAGCAAATGACGTCCCTTGCTGAAACCGTTGGAGAGCTAAAAGGGGAGGTTCGCCGTCTGGTGAGCATCAATACCAAAATTGTCAAATCACTCGATAAAATCAACGCAGACAACTATGAAAAGATCATTGAACAGATCAAGGCTGATATTCACTCTGCTTCTTAGCCTGGTACTTTTTTCGTGCCGGACCGTTAAGGAGACTTCACGCTCAGAGACCAACATTCGTAAGGAAGTTGAAAACAAGGTGGAGGCAACCATAAACACTGTCGTGGACTCATCCTCAGTCACCAAAGAGAATACCGAACACAGGACTTTAGACAGTACCACTACCCGAGTTGTGGATGTTTACCTGTCCGCTCCTGACTCCCTGGGCGCTCAGTATCCGCTGCGCATCACCTTTATCAATACCGAGGAGCTCAAGGCGACGGTTGAGCATGCTCTCAAGGTATTTCAAGCAAACAACCACAAATCGGAATCCATTAAGGTCAAGGCCGACCAGCGCGATCAT